TTAGCGTAATTCGAACAGGTAGCCCTGGCCACGGACGGTGGTAATCACATCCTGCGGATACTGCGCCTGAATTTTCTTACGTAAACGTCCCATCAGCACGTCAATGGTATGGCTCTCGCGCAGTTCAGCATCAGGATAAAGCTGGAGCATTAAGGAATCTTTGCTCACCACTTTGCCATTGTTACGGATCAGCGTTTCCATGATGGTGTATTCGAAGGCGGTGAGTTTGATCACTTCATCATTGATCGCTAATTCCCGGCGGGAGAGATCGACCTGGAATGGTGGGATGGAAATAACCTGTGAAGCCAGCCCGCTGTTGCGGCGTAACAGCGCCTGCATGCGCGCCGCCACCTCTTCGATATGAAACGGCTTGGTGACGTAATCGTCTGCACCCGCGCTGAGCACTTCGACCTTATCCTGCCAGCCTTCACGGGCGGTCAGAACCAGAACCGGCAGGGAGACATCGTGGCTGCGCCAGCGGCGAATTAACGACAGACCGTCTTCGTCAGGCAACCCTAAATCGACAATGGCGATATCCGGCAGGTGTTCATTGAGATAATAATCGGCTTCTTTTGCATCTTCAGCATCGTCCACCTGATGTCCCATCTCCTGAAGCTGAACCTTCAGGTGATGGCGTAGCAATGCGTTATCCTCAACAACCAGTACGCGCATCATCTCTTCTCCCTAAATAATTGGTATGAATAGTTTAACGCTGATTATGGAGTTTGGAACCAGCGTTATGAAATTAAATGACTTTTTTAATACTTCCAATCCCTTGGGGGCGTCTTGGGGGCAAAGCTGTTGGCATCTGATTGTTCAGCATGTTGACCTGATCCTGGTTCATATCGCCGATCCACTTCGAATAAACCTCATACACCATTCGCGCATCCTCATGGCCCATCTGGCTGGCGATAAAGGAAGGGTTAGCACCGGCCATAAGTGTCCAGCATGCGAATGTGTGTCGGGACTGATAAGGATTTCTCTCACGTATTCCCGAAAGTTTAGTGCCCCGTTTCCATCCATAAGAAATTGAGTTTTTGGAAAAAAAGCTCTCATTCACTTCCGATTTCTTTTCAGGAGAAAACACAAATCGCAGATTTTGTGGCTCGGTTTTGCCGATTTCCCGGTGATGGAAAATGATCTGCTGTCTTGGGTTATTGCCGGTGATTTCGAACTGCTCGAGCAGCGCATCATGAGCAGGCTTAAGCAGCGTGATCGTTCTGATGCCAGCATCTGTTTTTGGCGGCACAAACACCCGCTTGTTCGTCAGGCTCCTTGATACGTGAATCTCACCTTTTCTCAGATCGATATCCTCCCACGCCAGAGCACAAATCTCGCCGGGCCTCATTCCCGTGTGGACGGCTACAATGATGATCAAAGCCAGCTTTCGGGGAAGGGCGGCAATTAGTGCCTGGTACTCATGAAGTAGAAGCGGATCGGGGTCTGCCTTAGATAGCTTGAGCCGGGATACGCCCTCATAAGGAGCGTGTAATATAAACTGACTTCGATTCGCAAGCTTCAGCATTTCTGATAAAACCGCCATCTGTTTATTGACTGTTGAGGGCGCGCGTCCCTTTTTAACCAGGTTAGGCATTGAAGGGTTTAATACGCTGCCAGTCAGCAGCTCTTTGCGATAGTTCAGGATATCGGCGTGCTGAATATCAGCCAGGGGAGTATTTTCTCCCACAACACGTTTCAGTGTGTTAACTGCAGATGTGAGTGAATGCAGCGTAGCCCCCGACACCTCCAGTGCCTTTGTATCAATGAAAAAATCGCTCAGTTCTTTAAATGTCGTGATCCGCTTTGTTGATGAGAATTTTTTAAGAGCCTTCGATTCAGGGAAGCGCGCCGCGTAGTCGAACTGGCCGAACTGGATCTCACTCACGATGACGGCGCGAAGGTTTCCCGCTTTCTTGATATTGCTGCTGTTAACTACCCAGCCACGGAGAACTTCGCGGCAGCGAATGCCTCGATAGGTAAATGTGATCCTGATTTTTCCGTTATGAAGTTCAACGCCGGTTGGAAAGTTCATCATGCTTCCTGAATAAATCTATTAATCAGCGGAAAGTTGTACCAGACCAAAGCGCGTTTGCTTTCTCCACCGGGTACCGCGGGTACTCGCTTAAAATGAACTCCTTCAATCCAGCATCCGAGGCGATAAGCTTTTATTTGCCTGTCATCGAGCCCCGTTTTCTCAGTGAGCTTTCCCGCCACCATCCACTCTTCATCAAAAATGATTTGCGCCATGCTTAACTCCATGACGCCGCCACGATACCGCAGCGGCAGATAGTAATTTGATTGTCAAAAATCACCGACCAAGCCCGGGCAGACATTGGAGGCTCCTGGCGCGGGTCATTGCCGTGGCCACGTAACTACGTGGGCGGTTTACAACCTCAACCGTAATTTTTCTCCCCTGGATCCTGATGGTGTAAAACGTCTGTTTGTCGCTGCGACCATGCTCGCCAAATTTCTCAAAATGGCATTTGAGCGCGGCGGCGCATGCTGGCCCGCCGATGCTGTCTCCCTTGCTACGGTTAATCAGACGCACTGGGACCTTCCTGATGGTTGATCACGCTGCGGGCAAGCCCGGCGGCCATAGCCGGTAATTCCTCATACTGATTGCAATATGCCGGGTTGGAACATAAGCCCTGCAACGCTGCAATGGTCAGCTGTTGCTGGTAGGTAATCGATGAAAGCGGCGTGTTTATCTCAGCTATCGGTTCGGGCTCGGCATCCGGCTTTGCAGTAACTGCCAGCGGATCGAGCACGACAGATTTTGGTGGTTCCGGTCGTCGGTATTCCACGATCGCATCAAGAGCGATTTTCTGACGAACGCTAATTTCATCGGACCAGCTATCCAGCATGGTGGTGGCCACGTCGTGGATCTCCTCGTCGGTGAAATCAGGAGACAAGCAAAATTCTGTGGCGGTGATATCTTCCATCAGTAGCGGGATAACATCGGAAACGAGCTGGCCGGTGCATGCCACCACTCCCTCTGCCTCTTCTTTCCCCATGATGTCGGTGCGGCCAGAAATCAGGTCATTCAGTGCATGCAAAATTGAAATTTCGCGTTCGCCTGGTGCTGGTGGTACTTCCTGTTTTTTGACTTCATTTGAGGGGGTGGCATTTATCAGTGCATCGACAGAGAAGACACCTCCTCCCAGGTTCTCCACCTTCGGCTGGTCCGTGGGCTGATGCACTGGCGCTGAGCTCTGAGCGAATGCCTCAATGAGTTCTTTGTCGAGCTGCGCAGCTTTGGCAGGGCAAACTGCTGGTGGCTGAGTTTCGCCAGGAACAGGCGGTTTGGCTTCATCATTTTCGTTTACCTCAGGGGTGGCGTGGGATTTTGGGCGGCAAGCCGCATCAACCGTTTTCTGATCTGGGTGCGCGTGGTCAAATTCAACCAACTCGCGATTGATGTACTCGCGCAGCGCGACAGGATCTATCCAGAGTTCTTCCGGAGCCGATTTAATCAAGGCGATGATGGCTGCCCGGGAATAATCCAGAATACCGGGGGTGCCGCGCAGTTTTTTCCACCATGCAGTAAAGCGGGGGTCCTGTTCTGCTTCGGCCATGGCTTTCGCCGGAATAAATAATCTATTCGGGATCCCGTAAATATCGATCTCGTCGTACATGCCCAGAATCGCAACAGCAACCTCTATCTTGAGCGTAGACAGGTTGTGTGCCAGATCCGGGCTACGGTCTGTCTTGTTTCCTCCGCCCAGAGTGGAGTCAGTGTCCGTGCGGTTTTCTTCGGTGTTAGTGCTAACAGGCTGAGGTCGCTTATCATTCGGCGTATCGAGCCATTTAGCGATCTGCTTTTTAATGTCCGGCCACTGTGCAGATTCTTTTGTGTTCTCACGTACCCAGGCGAGTAATTGCTCCTGCCGTTCCGGTGCCAGGGCCAGCGATCGTGTTTCTTTGGATAGTGCTTCGGCCAGCTCGCGGGCAAAGCTGGGTTCATCATCATTCTTCAGATCGACGATCTGGCCGTACTGCGCTGAAGTGATTCCAGGGACCGGGCCGAACAATGCCAGACAAGCTGCCCGGGATGCCTGGTCGAGCTGCGCAACGATTTTAATTTCTTCCTGTGCCTTGATGTCGTCCCATTCCGTCTTTTCTTCAGAATGAGGCTGTGGCGCCGCGGCTGGTTCACCTGCGTTCACATTCCAGATAGCCACGGTATCGAAAAATTCAGGTGAGAAAACATCAAGCTCAGGGCACGGCAAACCATCACGGTGCTCCCAGATTTTCACTTTAAAATAATCATCAATATGTTCAGGGTGCTCAGCCGCCAGCTTGCCGAAAATAACGGCTTCAGCGATGGCTTTTGTTGCCGCATTAACTGCGGTTGCAAGCGGTTTTAAATCTGGATGTTTTTTTAATGCTTTATCTTTTGGGAAATAAGCACCACCAAATACTTTTAACTCAACAGACATAATGACCTCGCTTAATATTTGAAAAATGATGTTGAATGAAATGGCTTGCGGATGCCGCGTTTTACCTTTCTTAAAGCGTCACGTTTTTCTCTTTTTTCATTGCATTGCTCACATAAATAAATCGTGCGCTTAAAGGGGTATATGTCTGTTTTCCTTTCGTGCATTGCCGATTTTTTATATTCGCGGCAGCAAACAACGCAATGACAAATGATGTCATCCATATCAGTTAAGTAGTTGGCGTTTGTGATCGTAATAGGACATGCCGCAGACGTTCTGTGCTTCTGCGAACTTCACAGACAGCAAGCTAATGTGCTTAACAGCGCATACTGGACAATGAAACTCTCCCAGCACATAGCCACCATCAAGCACAACGGTAACAGGGCCAGACGATGGCAAATGAACCACGCCTGAAATAATCCCGTTAATGTTAAATGTCGCAATTTCTTTGTTTACTATTGCCAGACCCATTTCAATGGTTGTTACTACTAATTTCATTTCAGACACCTTGTTTAGGTTGAGAGAATTCCTGCCGTTTAAGGGATGGTTTTTAATCGTGTATAATTAAATGACAGTCAGGTTATTGCGTTTTATCGACGCTATTGACCTTCAGAGTTCAGGGTTGCCTTTTTGAGCAAGTAAATAACAAAGTTTTCGAATTTTTATTTCAAACCAATTAAGGCGGACTGCCTGTTGCCGTGATGGTTGACGATTAAAGTCTGTCATAATGAATCCCCTATAAGGTTATTAACAGCCATCTACAATTTCGATTGCCCACAACTGGAAGCACACTCCGCCAGCTAACAAACCAATCCCCATTAGTGAAAGAGTGGAATGCGCTTCCATGTTGTGGACGATTCATCTGCCCTGGTCTGGCGGCGCCACCTCGCCAGGGCAGATTTAAAGGGCAGTTTCGCTGCCAGTCGGCTTATTGGTCTGTGCAGGTATTTCAAGTCCTGCATCGCGGGGTTTGCTCTCCGCTCCAGGTTCTCCCCGCTATGCTTTAGCGCGCAACCTGAGAAAACCGCCTTCAAGCCTTTGGCTTACGCCACATTCAAGAAACTGCCTGGACGAACTCGGTAAAGCTCAGTGCTTCTTCACCCTCCGCCAGACTGTTGAAATACTCTTCGTATGCTTTTTCCATCTCGAACCCCTGTTTGCTGCTTTGCTTGGCTAATCACCCTTATCGCCGGGTAGGCGGAACGTTTACTGATTACTGCGTGTTTTGTTGGTCTAAGTTTATAAACAAATAAACCAAAATGTAAAGTTAATAGTAAACAAAAAGGCGTGAAAATTTGGATGTGGTTGTATTAGGAGGAAAAAAAGACCGCAAGAAGCGGCCTTTGGGGGAGTTAGTCTATCTCTAGGTCTTTCAGGATCTGAAGGATTTCCTGTTTGGACTTACCTTTCAGCCTTGCCTTGAGCTCATTGTCTATTGAGTTTACTTGGGCTCTGAGGTTTACCATGTGCTGCTCTTTTTCCCATTCAGCCAAGCTGTCGAACAGATCAAGCAATTCTTCATGGCGCGCGTCAAATGGTCGCGGAGATCGGGTCTCATCACCCTTAGGCTCTTCATCAAGATAACCAGGAGCCATGCCGTAATCTCTTTCGATGCGGCGCGCTGCTCTCTCGCCGAACGACGCTTTGCCGTTGATCAGCTGTGAAAGGTAGCTCTTCTCTTTCTCAGGCAAGGTTCTGCTAGAAAACCATGCCGCTAGGCGCTTGCGCCTGATTTCTTTTGTGTCCATGCAGCCATTTTGATTAGTAATTTCTAAACAAGCAAAAACTTGACATTAATGTTTAGTTGTTTATAAACTTACAACTCAACACACAGGAGCAATTATGCAACTCAATGACTTTTTGAAAGCCGGTGGGCCAAAGATCCGCAAGGCGCTGGAGCAACACCTTGGGATATCGAAATCTTACCTCTCCCAACTTGCAACGGGGCGGGCTGCTATTTCGCCAAGTCGATGCATCGTTATCGAAACCTTCACTGATGGGAAGGTTTCTCGAGCTGATATGCGCCCAAGCGATTGGGCTGAGATTTGGCCTGATTACAAGCAAAAAAATAACACAACAGCTCAGGAGGATACTGACTGATGGAAATCAAAAAGCTGGCATGCGAGCTGGAGTCCTGGGCGCAGGAAAAGGGCTGGAAGACGGTCACGCAGCTGATAACCCCGCATCACTTTGGCGATCTGCTTCAGTCACTGGATGACGTTTCGGATCCGGACGAGTACGCGCGCCGGCTGCACAACAACAAGCAGATTATTCAGCGTGCGTTCCGCAACGATACGCCTAACTACCTGAAACAGGCTGAAGCCCTGAGCTATGCCATCCGTACCGCCATTGATAACGAACTGGCGCAGAAGGACTGCATGCACTACCGGGCGGCAAGGGTTAACAAAGAGTGTATCGAAGCCACCAATGCGGTGTTCACCGGCAAACCGCAACCGGTAATCCGCCGCGAGACTCTGGAAGCTATCGACGCGCTGGCGCAGATGGTCGGCGTCAAAGTGAAGCTGGTTTCAACTTGTTCAAACGTAGCCTAGTTCAGCTGTATCGAGGTGTTCTATGAGCATGGAACTGATGGTTCAGGCGATGAAGGTCAAGGTAGGAAACCCGCTTCGTAAGCTGGTCCTGCTTAAGCTGGCCGATAACGCAAGTGACCAGGGCGAATGCTGGCCGAGCTATCAGCATATCGCTGATCAGTGTGAGATCAGCCGTCGTTCCGTCATGAATCATGTTGCCGCGCTTTGCGAGTCTGGACTGATGCAAAAAGAGACCAGATCGGGGCCGAAAGGCAATGGCAGCAATTTCTACCGACTAACCCTGAGCGGTGCAAATACCAGGGCGAGGGTAGTGCAGGAGATTCACCAGGATGGTGAACCAAATTCACCAGGGGCTGGTGCAGGAAATTCACCAGATGGTGCAGCACGTTCACCAGGGGATAGTGAAGGAGATTCACCCAGAATCAGTCACTCTTCTGAACCAGTCAAAGAACCAGAAAATAATTCTCGTCCGGATGCTTCGCAGTCCGACGGGAAGATTTCAAAAGCAGAATTTTTAAATCGTCACCCGGAAGCAGTGGTTTGTAGCCCTGCGAAACGCCAGTGGGGTAGCCAGGAAGATTTGACCTGTGCGCAATGGATTTGGAAGCGCGTGCTGAAACTCTACGAGGAGGCCGCAACCTTTGACGGCGAGATCGTTCGTCCGAAAGAGCCGAACTGGACGGTCTGGGCGAATGACGTTCGTCTGATGCGCACCCTTGATGGCCGTAGCCACAAGCAAATTTGTGAAATGTTCAAGCGCGTTCAGAGCGATACGTTTTGGGTTCGCCAGGTGAAATGCCCGGCCAAACTCCGCGAAAAATGGGATGACCTGATTATCCGCCTGTCGGCACCGGGCGCAGGACATCACCAGGCTGGTGGACGGGATATCAATCAGATCTCCCGTCCAGATAACACCGTTCCGCCAGGATTCAGGGGGTAAGCATGCAAAACGCAGGTTCCATTCTCGATCGCCTTCGCCGTGTGATTCCGGCAGGCATTGAACCCAAATTCAAAAGCGCAGCTGAGCTGATGACCTGGCAGCGCGAAGAAGGGCAAAAGCGCGCAGCAGAGATCGACAAGATCAACCAGCAGGCGCGGGCAGAGAAAATTTTCGGGCGATCCGGAATCCAGAACCTGCACCGCAGCTGCAGCTTCGCGAACTACACGGTGGAGGGCGACGGCCAGCGGCATGCTCTGAGTATGGCAAAGAGTTATGCGCAAAATTTTGGAACCGGCTTTGCGAGCTTCGTTTTCACCGGAAAGCCCGGCACGGGGAAAAACCACCTCTCAGCGGCGATTGGAAATTATCTGCTGAAAGAGGGGCGAACGGTTCTGATTGTGACCGTACCGGACCTGACCCTGCGCGCCAGGGCCTGTTATGACGAGGGGCGTTCTGAAGCCGCGCTGCTGGATGACCTCTGCAAAGTGGACCTGCTGGTGCTCGACGAAGTCGGCATTCAGCGGGATAGCCGCGGCGAGAAAGTTTTATTGAACCAGATTATCGATTGCCGCCTGGCCGCAATGCGCCCGGTTGGCGTTCTGACCAACCTGAATTACGACGCGCTGGTAGAAACCCTGGGTGAAAGGGTTGTTGACCGCCTGCGCATGGATAACGGCATTTGGGTGAATTTTGACTGGGAGAGCTATCGCGGAAACGTTAGCCACCTGAGACCTGTTAAGTGAATTTTGAGGAGAAAATTATGGAAACCGTACTGGATGCACTGAAAGCCATGAAAAAAGCGACATATCGCGAGGTTGCTGCCCGTCTGGATATTGAGCCCGTTGAAGCGCTGAACATGCTGCGCGAGCAGAAAGAACAGGGGTTATGTGATTTTTACAATGGCGCATGGTCAATCGGTACAGCTAAAGAGCAGGCCATGCAGCCGATCAAACCTCAGTCAGTGGGACCAGCGCATCAGGCTCCGCGCCTGAAAGGTGATGAACCAGCATCGGTTGATGCTGTGGCCATCCGCCAGCTGCTTGGAAAGAGCGGCGCTATGACCACCACGGCGCTGGCTGCAGCTGTAAATCGCAATGCCCGTGGCATGGTATCTGTCATGCTGTCTTTTGAGCGCCAGGGCGTGGTTATCAAAAATGGGAAGGGGAAGGGCGTGACATGGTCTCTGCCTAGAACCGATGAGGCCGCAGGCGTTACAGCCGAAGCTGCACAGCAAGGAAAAACAACGGCAGAAATCATTGAGACCATCCCGGCATTCGCTTCCCGCCCCGATGACCTGATTATTCCGTCATCCCGTTATATCTCCGGTGAAATTCGCCGCACAAAAGCGAAGCTGTCTAATCTGCAGCGTCTTCAGGGTGCTGTTCGCGAGCTGCGCCGCCACAAGCATCTGCTGCAGGGGCTGGGAAATGACTGATTTACCGAAATGTCCTGTATGCGGCATGGCTCCTTCCCTGAGGGTTCGCAGCCGGGGAATGAACTGGGGTTCGGCAGAGGTACGATGTTCGAACGGTTGTCCTGGCGTACGCGCGGGATTTTCATTCCCGCCTGATGGAGAGGCTGCGGCCCGGCAGTTGCTTCAAGAAAAATGGAAAGAGTTAGTAGAGGCAAGGTGAGCATGTTTGAGCCAACTATCCTGGATATGTGCTGCGGTTCCCGCATGTTCTGGTTCTACAAACGCGATACGCGCACGTTCTTTGCTGATATCCGCAGCGAAGAGCATGAATTATGCGACGGCCGCCTGGTAATCAGTCCTATGCCTGACTATGAATGCGGCGTTATGACGCAGCGTGAGTGCTTCCAGGCAGGGTGGGAAGCGCATCACGCCGCAATGCTTCGGGCGGGTGCTCCGGTGCAGTTTGGATGGTCCAAAGGTCATTTCGGCTACCACACACTTTTCAACGCAATCGGAAAGGCAGTGAACATTCAGGGTGGCGCGCTATCAATTTCGGTGAGTGCGTTCGAAGATGCAATGCTCGCAGCGGCACCTCAGCAGGAGTGATGTATAATCCTCTTCAATATGGAGGGGATATGAAATTAAAGATATGTATTTTGATATCAGCAGCGCTTGTCTCCGTGAGTGCGAGCGCTGCACGCAGTGGCTTGGAATTTACTGTAAACGGGAAAAATTACGCATTCAGGCCTGATTGCATAAAGGAAGTTAATTATACGGTAAAGAATGCTGGCGAAAGTTTATCCATCAACTTTTCCGATGATTGTGCGAAAAGGATGCGATCCATTTCCAAGGAAAATATGGGCGGTATGATGGATGTTTCCTATTCAGGAAACGTTTTATTTAGTGGTCCAATCTTAACCCAGATTAGTAATGGGTTTCGTTTCTCGACAGAGCGCACTTCTAGGGTTGTTTTGGGGCGCATTCTGAATGATTACGAGGTAGTCAATTAGTAATCATAACATTGCGGTAAAAACACAAGAAGACTGCGACCAGGTGAGCGTTGACCTTGTAGCTTCCGGAGTGGCGTACAAAGAGCGTCTGAACATGCTGGTTAGCGCTGAAGTAGTGTTGTGCGAGCAACCTGAGCATCTGCGGGATTACTTCCTGATCGCATGAAGTTGTATCGTGAGAGTTGATAACTTTACCTAAATGTAGCGTTCTGCGTTACATCTAAATAGCAGAGGCTAACCAGAAATGACAATTGTTTTCATCCCCGCATTGATAGCTATCCTGGTTGCAAAAGAACGAGAAACCGGTCGCGTACTTACCCAACAAGAAGTTGAGTCAATTCGTGATGAGGCGACGGCAATTAACCTTCCTGATGATGTAGCAGAAAGCATGGCGTTTGAGCGCGGTTATTCAGATATTGATCCTGAAAATGTTTGGCGAGAGTGGCAAAAATTCAAATCGAGTAATGCTGAGGAAATCATAATGGTAGTCTGCGAATTTTTACTGTTTGGTCATGGGCGAGATGGCGACATTCGTAGTTGGGAATATGATAATAGTGGAAAGCTTGAAATCACTAGCAGAACTCAATTGCTTGCTTCTGGACCAGATGGAGTTAGTAAGTCAAGCTATCAGGCATTAGACAAAACCGATACCTACATAGTAACAGCTTATAAATCCAAAAATGACGGCCTTACGTACTTGATCGGCACTACTGATGGCAATCTTCCACATAGAATTGATGACAGAATTCGCGCCGCTGGGAACCTAAAACCAAGCCCATTCTAATTTTCGATTTTCAAGAATTAGTGGGCCATAATCATGTCATCGGAGCCTGAACAACTCCGGTGACTTCTTCGCATTTAAGGGGACTTAAATGCGACAATACAAAAAAAGTCTTTTATTCAGGATTTTTGTTTCACAGCTATTATGTGTTTTTTGTTCATCCATATTGACATACTTGGTCCTTTTGATTTTTCTTGGGTTGGGTAAAGTTGAAATGAGTGACTTTGCTTTAGGCACATTAGGGAGTGTGGCAGTCGCCCTAATCAACCTTATGGCAGTTACGGTAAAACAGGTTGGGCGTAAAACACTTCGCGAAGACTAAACCTCCTCAGGGAGGTTTTTTTTTGGGCGTTTGGGATGTTTTGTTTTTTATAAATCATTTAAATTCAGACGGATAGCTTGAGCGTTAAACCTTTTCTAGTCATTGGAGATTGACATTTTGTGCTTTTAAAAGGTTGAACATTTCCCCATACGGCATTACTGTATGTATATACAGTCTAGTTTGGTGCGTTAGGGTTCTGTCTATCCGAGTACGACAGGCAGAGAGAACACTCATTTTTTCGGGTTCGTTGATGAACCAGTTAGTAGAGGGCAAAAGGATTTCTCCTCAGGGAAATCCATCAGTTAGGGAAATAACAATGAAATTGAATGAATTTGCCGCCAGTCTCGTGAAAGATGGAATGCTTGTCTTATGTCTGTCTGAGGGTGAGATTACCGATTATCTGGTAACCAGCAATGCGTTACGCACATTGATACGCCGGAATGGTGACAAACTTTCTGCCCAAGTTCTCAGTACTGATGAACGGATAATTAACCTAAACACCCTGCCAAACACACTGAAGGTTCTCAAGCCGTAAGTGTTGATTTATAATAATCAAACGGGCTGAACACCCACTGATTACTGCGCCAACCTGAGGAATCAAAATGGCGCAGAGTTTTACCCCAAATCATTCTCACCGCCCGTCTATGTGCGGTGTTTCTGCTTATGCTGGTGGTCCAGCATGAAGAAAGCAGATAGCCTCCATCTTTCGCGTGTGGCCGCACTGGGCTGCATCGTGTGCAGAAATCAGAACCTGGGCGAAACGCCTGCGGAAATCCACCACATCCGAACCGGGCAGGGCGCAAGCCAGCGCGCTGACCATCGGAAATCAATTCCTCTGTGCCATATGCACCATCGCAACGGCGGTTATGGTGTGGCCATTCATGCTGGCCGTAAGCAATGGGAGAGAAACTTCGGTACCGAGTTGCAGCTGCTGGAGCAGGTCCAGTTAGAGCTGGGAGTATTTTATGCCTAAATACCTCATCACTCCTGTCGGAAAACCACGCATGACCCGCGCTGATAAATGGAAGCAGCGCCCGCCGGTGATGCGCTATCGCATGTTTTGCGATGAGGCCCGCTTGCATGGAATTCGGGTGCCGGAGAACGGCGCACATATCACATTCGTTTTGCCGATGCCGACGAGCTGGACCAAGAAAAAACGCGCAGCTATGGACGGACAACCCCATCAGCAAAAGCCCGACCTGGACAACTTAACAAAATCTCTGTTGGACGCCTTGTTTGAGGATGATTCCCACATTTGGGACGCCCGGACATCAAAAGTATGGGGCGAAACCGGAATGATAATTATCGAAAACATTGGAGAGAAAAATGCGTGACATGTACGAGGTAATGGACCGTTGGGGGGCCTGGGCTGCTGCAGATAGCAGTGGAGTCGATTGGCAACCAATAGCTGCTGGTTTTAAAGGGTTGCTACCGCACGGTAAGAAGTCACGCCTGCAATGTGATGATGATGAAGGGATCATGATTGATGGTTGCGTCACGCGCCTGAGGACGTACAAGTACGAAGAGTATGAACTGATTATTGCTCACTTTGTTATTGGTATATCCTTAAGGGCTATTGCTAAGAAAAGAAAGTGTTCAGATGGTAAGATTAGAAGTGAACTTCAAAATGCACTTGGATTCGTTTCCGGAATATTGTCTATAATTACCTAAGATGCTGCTCCATCAAGATTGATGGAGCATATCCTTAATATTAATTCTTATAAGTACTAATGAGTTTAGCATAAACAAAATGGTGAGGAGCCCTAACCATATGCATGGAATTGCTACAAAGCTATAGGGCGCTAAACCCAAGGTAAACTGTATTATTGCCGTGGAAATTGAAAGCCATATTGATATATTAATAAAGGACGATAATCTATCTAAAGGTTTTAATATGTCTTTCTCTTTGATAGCATCCACTTCTATTTGATTTGCGGTGGCAAATCTTTCACGGTAGTGTGTAGAAGAAAACAGTTTGTCTTTAAGGTTTACAATCACAAAAGTATGAAGGGAAAGTAAAAATGAGCCTACTGAAATAAAACCAGAGAATAGATATCCACGCAGGCTCTTTGCATAAAAATCGTAAAAACCATATTCAAAAGTGCATAGGTTTTTCAAAACAAAAAATAATATAGCTGAAATGAAAATAGAAGCTATAACCAGCCATATAAGCTGGTTTCTAAATGAGGTAGATGTGAAGCGATCAGCTAAATTCATGATGTTTTGCTCCAGTTTCCATTTCAGCCTTAATTATATCAACTATAGGGTTTGTTGAAAAGTTATCATCAGTCAGACCATCAACATGCTCAGCCATATCGTCAAATTCATATTCTATGAAATATGCCGGGGAGTTAATAAGGTCAACAATCCTTTCGTTGCCAGCATGATCAATTGCTTCAATACGACCCTTTGTAATATGTTGAATATTCCTAAATAATTGTCCAATATGATCCGCTATTGGCCTTACCCTCGTTCTATCATTTTCATCAATATTAAAAGTCACTTCAGTACTTCTTGTGAATTGTTCTACCCCCCGTAGTTCAGGTGAGGTAAAATCGATATTCTCAAAGCGGAATCCTGCAGATTTTATAGAACTAAATGCTGAAAGAGTATCGACTATATCAGCACGATCAACTAGTATATTAAAATTCACTCGTTGTGAGTATTTTGTGTCAATCGCTTCTTTTTGATCTTCTGTAGCATTTCTTCCTAAAGCTTTTTTCTCTGTAGAAATGGTTTTTCTAATAAATCTGTTTGATTGCGATTGGAATTTGCTAAATAAGTTATTTAGCGAGCATGAGCCACGATAATAAAGGTACAGTCCTTTTAAGGATGTTTTATTGATGCAGAAAAAATTGAAGTTAACTATTTTATCTTCACCTTGAAGATCTTCAACTTTTATTGTAAATCTTCCGTTGTCGATTCTTGATAAACAGTTCTTTCTTTGATTTTTGAATGTAAGTACTAATCCAATAAAATAGTTTTGTTCTTCACTGATCAAAATTTTTCTTGAGTAGTCAGAATAATTAACAACTTGGGTGTTGTAAGTCATGAAGTTTCTGATTATATCAAGTAAATTGATGTTGCCATTGTCGGTACTAATGGAAAAGCCATTACCTTTGATTCGCATTCTAATTATTTCCCTTTGAGATTTTTTGCTGTGTGGAATTGATTCTATCAAACCAAAAAACTAACGCGTACGCAAAAACTATCGTAATCTGTTAAGAGTGGTTACTTTGTCATACCGCTTAATCATCGAAATCCTACCTAAATTGGTGGGGTTTATCTTTTTAAGGCTGCCTGCGGGCGGCCTTTTTTATTTCCCTCACACAGCACCCGCACACAGCGAGGTGAGAGACGATGAAAATGAACGATTCAGGGAACATCTTCACGCAGTTCTTCGCGTGGGTAGCAGCTCTGGCGTCAGCCATTGGATTTACCACTCAGGATCTGGTGTTCATGTTCTTTGGCGCTGCTGGTCTGCTTATCTCGCTAGCCTCGTACATTAACGGGCGGGTAGATGCAAACCGCAGGCGCAGAGAGGATGAGAAGCGAACAAAAATGGTCAATGACTACCTGAAAGGCGTTGGTGATAAACCCATTCACGAACGTCCCGCAGCAGCAAGCGTGGTCGTTGAGGCATTACAAAAGGAAGGTGACTGATGGGGACCAGAGCTAAACTGAGTGCTGCTATTCTGGGGCTGGTACTCGCTGGTGCGCCAGCATCCCTCATTCTCGATCAGTTCCTGAATGAGAAGGAGGGTAACAGCCTCACGGCGTACAAAGATGGCAGTGGTATCTGGACTATTTGCCGTGGCGCCACGATGGTTGATGGTAAACCGGTTGTGCAGGGCATGAAATTGACTCAGGCCAAATGCAATCAGGTGAATACTATCGAACGAAATAAGGCTCTGGCGTGGGTTGACCGCAATATTACGGTACCGCTTACCGAGCCGCAGAAAGCCGGGATCGCATCTTTCTGCCCTTACAACATCGGGCCGGGTAAATGCTTCCCGTCCACGTTCTATAAGCGCATCAATGCTGGTGACCGGAAGGGGGCCTGTGAAGCTATTCGCTGGTGGATTAAAGACGGTGGACGTGATTGCCGACTAACCAAAGGCCAGAAGAATGGCTGCTATGGGCAGGTCGAGCGGCGTGATCAAGAAAGTGCGCTGGCATGCTGGGGGCTGGACCAATGAAAATTAATCCGGGTCTAATCGGCGTTGTCGTTATTGCTGTTCTTTCGGTCGCCCTCGTTAAGAGTTGCTCGGACGTCAGTAACCTTCAGAGCGATAACGACGTTCTGCGAAGTGACAACTCTTTGCAGGGGCAGGTGATCGCCACCCAGGCATTAAACTTCAATCGGTTCAATCAGGTTGCAGAACATGCCAATAAGCTTAACTCCCTGATCGACACCAACACCGAAGAAACCGTAATCGAATACCGGGAGATTCTCCGCCGTGAAAAAACCTGTGATCTGCCTGTTCCTGCTGATGTCGCTGGTGGGCTGCTCAAATACGCGCACCGTTTACGTGCCAGCGCCATGCACACCGATACCAGCAGACCTGACGCAGCCTATGATAGTACCGCTGCCGCCGGCTCAATAACATACTGCCAGGCTGTGCTCTGGATTAAGCCGCTGTTGGCCGTGATTGAGAAGGGCAACAATAACCTGGCTGGCATAAGGCAGATCGAGTTGGAAAGAAAGCACTAGGGATGGCTCGTCCTTGAGCACACGGGTATTCCTGAACGACGGCTTTACCTGACATAGCAAAGCACTATTAAATTGTAGAAAAGACTCAATATTTAACAAGCGAAGCGCTGCATTGTAAAAAAAAGCCCCCGCATGGAGGGCTACCAGAGTCTCAGTTTCACTTGCTCTTTTTATAGATGCTTCCCTGGAGTGGCAAACTCCGCATCAGAGTCTTGTACAGCATGGCAGTCATTAAGTAATCAACAAGCGTAAGCGGTACTTATTGAGAATTTCTTTAGGGTGAGAAGCGGTAGGAACCTCGCATCCGATTGAACATGAACACTTGCTATATACTTGAACTGTACGATACTAACGTAACTACCAGATTTTAAAATGATAAAGTTCATGGATTGAATTCTGTGAGTGACTAAAGAGGCAATTTCCGTTAAAGTTAATATGGACGAAGACGATAATTGCAGTTAAAGCTATTCGAAGGTGTCAAGAATATGATTATTCAAAGTGAAGAAATTAATACATTCTTTCTTTTTTTCAGTCTCACACTTGCCACTTTGTTTCTGAGCTTAACATTAATTTCTTATGGTCTACAGATGAAAGGATTAACGATTTTATGTCTTTCACTGTTTATTGTTTCAGGTGTGTCTACGGTAGTGTTTTTTTGAGAAGGTTCGTTCCTTAAAAGGAAAGGTAAGTTGGTACAAGTTCTAAATCATTCGACATTAACAACTTTTTTTCTGGGGCTGTCTCCGATCCTATGCTTAATACTAGTTGCTGAGTCATTTTATATGTTTAAACTGGGCTATAGGAAATTGGCTATAGTTTTTATTGTATTCACTTTATTGCTAGGTATACCGGCTTTGATATTAACATATTTATTATATGTGTGAGTTTAAGACGGTTCAATTGTAGGTGTTCACCAAAAACCTGTGATAAGGTCATTGTCTATGAAAATAGCGGAGTGGTTTTTATGAGAAAACTCATCGTTTTTTTTAATGGCAATGATCCCTACCTCATCGAAGTTGGAGAACATCTTGATTCGCTTCGTCTTGAGTACCCAGACACTACCAACATAGACCTTCAAATAATGTCTTTTTTATATCCCGGTAGAGATATCATTGAGGAGTGTTTCTTTGCATCTGATCGTCAGCTAGATGAACGTGAAATTATTCAGGCCAGAGAGATGCTGTACTAACTCCCCACTTTGAGTAGTACTTCGGCCCTGCGATAGCGGGGTTGTTTTTATGTTCCTCTCATAAACTCCTTCAGCAACTAGCATGGGTAAACTGTCAACTTTCGAGGTTATTAATCCTGCATTTTCTCATGGGTCCTCCCAGTGAGGTGGCCTGCCACGGGGCGGCGCGCTCGCGGGAAACGGCTAGTTTTTCGGATCTAGGGTCATCATCATCATGTGCGCAGGTCTTTGATTTAATTAGAGGCCATTTTCGCAAGATGTCGAATCGTTCAAAAAGTGTTCACCATCATGGACCAGGAAATTGCCACTTTAAAACTCAATATCAACCAGCTGGCAGGGATAACCGGCGTACACCGTCAGACGGTTGCCGCGAGACTGAAAAATGTTGAACCTGCTCCAGGCAGCAACAGCAAGTTAAAGCTCTATCTGGTGACCGACATTCTGACCGAACTGATGATCCCTACCGTTTCGGCCAACATCGATGATATGCCCCCCTCTGACAGGCTGTCCCACTGGAAAGCAGAGAATGAGAGGCTGAAGTTCGAACAGGATACGGGGCAGTTAATACCCGCAGATGAAGTGGCGCGAGAATTCTCATTGATGGCGAAAGCCGTCGTCATGGTACTTGAAACCCTCCCGGATGTGCTCGAGCGCGACTGTGCTTTAACGCCTGCTGCGGTAGTTCGTGTGCAAAGCGTTATTGATGATCTGCGCGACCAGATGGCGGAGAGGGTGCAGGAAGCTGAAAAAGAGGAGGAAGAGCCTGAGGAGGACTGATGGCAAAGCGGGCATCCGCCAGGGACATCCGCCGCGATGTCTCCGGTATTTTACGAGCCCCGCGTCGTATGCCGGTGGCCGATGCGGTCAGTACTTATATGCGCGTGCCAATGGGGGCGGGAAACTCAGTTCCATGGGATCCGGATCTGGCACCCTATGTGATTGAGCCGATGAACTGCCTGGCATCGCGTGAATACGATGCGGTGGTGTTTGTGGGCCCGGCGCGAACGGGTAAAACCATCGGGCTGATTGACGGCTGGATTGTTTATAACATTGTCTGCGATCCGGCAGATATGCTTGTGATTCAGGTATCAGAGGAAAAAGCGCGCGAGCATTCCAAAAAACGCCTGGACCGTACTTTTCGCTGTAGCCCTGAAGTTAAAACCCGGCTAAGCCCAAGACGTAACGATAACAACGTCTACGACCGTACATTCCGCGCCGGTAACTATCTGAAGCTTGGCTGGCCATCCGTCAATATCATGTCGTCCTCGGACTATAAGAGTGTGGCGCTGACGGATTATGACCGCTTTCCGGAAGATATCGACGGGGAGGGGGATGCTTTTTCACTGGCATCGAAGCGTACCACGACATTCATGTCCTCCGGGATGACGCTGGTTGAAAGCTCGCCCGGGAGGGATATCAGAGACACAAAATGGCGGCGTTCCACGCCCCATGAAGCCCCTCCGACCACCGGAATTTTATCGCTCTATAACCGTGGTGACCGCCGTCGTCTTTACTGGCCATGCCCGCATTGCGGCGAATATTTCCAGCCGGAAATGGACAATATGACCGGGTACCGCGACAGCAGCGATCCTGTGCTTGCCAGCGAAGCGGCTTTTCTACAGTGCCCGGCCTGTAAAGGCAGGATCACACCGGACATGAAGCGTGCGCTGAACATGAAATGTGTCTGGCTCCGGGACGGGCAAACCATCGACAGGAAAGGCCAGGTTAGCGGTGATGGCCGTCGTTCCCGTATTGCCTCCTTCTGGATGGAAGGTCCGGCAGCTGCTTACCAGACCTGGGCGCAGCTTATTTATAAGTTCCTGACCGCCGAGCAGGAATATGAATCCACGCGCAGCGAAGAAACCCTGAAGACGGTGATCAACACCGATTTCGGCAGGCCCTATTTGCCGCGGGCCAGCATGGAGCAGCGTAAAAGTGAATTGCTCGAGCAGCGTGCAGAAGAAGTCCCAAAACGTTCGGTACCCGATGGCGTGCAGTTTCTCACTGCGACCGTGGACGTGCAGGCCGGGCGCAACCGGCGCTTTGTTGTGCAGATTACGGGTTATGGAAGTATGGGTGAGCGCTGGATAGTTGACCGTTACAACATCCGGCATTCGCTGCGCTGTGACGGCAACGGGGAAAGCATTCAGGTGGATCCGGCGAGCTATCCGGAGGACTGGGATCTTTTACTCACCGACGTCTTTGATAAAACGTGGCCACTCGCAGCTGACCCGTCAAAGGGCATGCGGCTGATGTCGATGGCCGTGGACTCAGGGGGCGAAGATGGCGTGACGGATAATGCCTACAAGTTCTGGCGCAGATGTCGCCGTGAGGGGCTGGGTAAGCGTATCTATCTCTTCAAGGGGGACAGCGTCAGGCGCAGCAAACTTATCCAGCGAACGTTTCCCGACAACACGGGCAGATCAACGCGCCGCGCACAGGCGACGGGTGATGTGCCTCTTTATCTTCTCCAGACCGATGCCCTTAAAGACCGGGTGAATAATGCGCTGTGGCGTGATTCACCCGGCCCTGGCTATGTGCATTTCCCCGCCTGGCTGGGCAGCTGGTTCTATGACGAACTGACGTATGAGGAACGCTCGAATGAAGGGAAATGGAGTAAGCCCGGCCGGGGCGCAAACGAAGCATTTGACCTGCTCGTTTATGCCGACGCGCTCGCCATCCTTAGTGGTTACGAAAAAATCAAATGGCCGTCTGCTCCTGAGTGGGCACGGCGGGAAACGTGGATCGAGGACACGCAGACGGAAGCTGGCGAAATGCCATCCCCGCCGCCTGCGCCGAAATCTAAATCAAAACCAAAACGTGAGAAGCCCGTAACCGAGCAGGCTAATCCGTGGTCTTCGTCAGGAGGTTGGGTGTGAATCCAGCAGATATTCAAAACATGATCGACCGCTACGCTGCAGCCGAGCTGTCTGTTCTGGAGGGGAAATCAATCACTTTCAACGGGCAGCAGATGACGCTCGAAAACCTGTCGGAAATCAGAAAAGGCCGTCAGGAATGGGAGCGACGACTGGCAACGCTCAATAACAAACGCCGCGGGCGACCCGGCTACAGGCTGGCGAGGTTTGGATGAGTTTTTTAGATGATGCGATTGGCCTGTTTTCACCAGGCTGGAAAGCCTCACGCCTGCGCGCCCGCGCGGTTATTAAGGCGTATGAGGCGGTAAAGCAAACGCGTACCCACAAAGCCCAGAAGGAAAATCGTTCAGCCGATCAGCTCAGCCAGATGGGGGCGGTTTCACTGAGGCAGCAGGCGCGCTGGCTGGACAACAACCACGATCTGGTGATTGGCGTTTTCGACAAGCTGGAAGAAAGGGTGGTGGGTGCGAAGGGCATCATAGTTGAACCGCATCCGATGCTGAGTAACGGGAAGATCGCTAAAAAGCTGGCCACTGATATCCGCAGAAAGTGGGGCGAATGGTCCGTAAGACCCGATGTTACAACCCAGTTTACCCGCCCCATGCTGGAGCGGCTGATGCTTCGAACGTGGCTCCGGGACGGTGAGGTATTTGCTCAGCTGGTTCGCGGTACCGGAAATGGTCTTCAGCCGGTTGCTGGCGTGCCGTTCTGGCTGGAAGCGCTGGAGCCGGACTTCGTGCCGATGAACAGCGATGCCGCCACCCAGCTCAATCAGGGCGTTTTTGTCGATAACTGGGGGCGCCCGAAAAAATATCAGGTCTATAAAAGCCTGCCAGTATCCGGGCGTCAGTTCGATACCAAAGAGATAGATGCAGAAAACATGCTTCATCTCAAATTCACACGACGCCTGCACCAGACCCGCGGAACGTCTCTTTTATCAGGTGTTCTGATGCGTCTGAGCGCGCTGAAAGAGTACGAGGACTCGGAGCTTACCGCTGCCAGAATTGCTGCGGCACTCGGCATGTATATCAAAAAAGGCGACGGACAGAGCTTCGATTCTGATTCCGGCAGCGATGACCGCGAGCTGATGATCCAGCCCGGTATGCTCTATGACGAACTGCAGGCCGGGGAAGAAATCGGGATGATTAAATCCGATCGCCCGAACCCTAACCTCGAGTCGTTTCGTAACGGACAGCTGCGTGCCGTGTCCGCCGGCAGTCGCCTTAGCTTTTCCAGCACATCCAGAAACTACAACGGAACGTACAGTGCCCAGCGGCAGGAGCTTGTCGAGTCAACCGACGGATATCTGATTCTTCAGGACTGGTTCATCGGTTCAGTGACCCGGCCCATGTACCGGGCCTGGCTGAAGATGGCTATTGCTGCCGGAGAAATCAAGCTGCCGAGAGGCATCGATATGGACTCGCTTTATAACGCGGTTTATTCGGGCCCCGTTATGCCGTGGATTGATCCCGTTAAAGAAGCGAATGCCTGGAAAACGCAGATCCGTGGCGGTGCTGCTACTGAATCCGACTGGATACGTGCCAGCGGTCGCAACCCGGATGATGTTAAGTCACGCCGTAAAGCGGAGGTTGACGAGAACCGTGAACAGGGCCTGGTGTTTGACACCGACCCCGCCAATGATAAAGGAGGCACCAGTGCCGAAGCCAAAGAACCGGGCGCGCCACCGTCCGAAAGCCAGCGCAAAAAGTAATTCGTGGTTCCGCATGCAGGCCAGCAATAACAGCGAGGCCGACATTTTTATTTATGACGAAATCGGGTACTGGGGCGTAACGGCGAAACAGTTCGTCAATGATCTCCGGGCACTTGGGGACGTCACCCACATCAATCTTTATATCAACTCGCCCGGTGGTGATGTCTTCGACGGTATTGCTATTTATAACGCGCTGAAGCACCACGGCGCGGCGATTACCGTGCATATCGACGGTCTGGCGGCCTCCATGGCCTCGGTGATTGCGATGGTAGGCAATCCGGTCATCATGCCTGAAAACACGATGATGATGATCCATAAGCCCTGGGGGTTTGCTGGTGGTGACGCGAGCGATATGCGCGACTATGCGGATCTGCTCGACAAAGTTGAATCCGTTCTTATCCCGGCTTATGCGCAGAAAACCGGAAAATCCACCGAAGAAATTGCGGCAATGCTGGAGGACGAAACCTGGATGAACGGCAGCGAGTGCCTTGAACTGGGTTTTGCCGACCAGGTGACACCATCCCTTCAGGCTATGGCCTGTATTCATTCAAAACGTATTGAGGAATTTGAAAAAATGCCAAAAAGCATTCGCAACATGATCACCCCGCCGCGCAACACTACCCAGCGTGACCCGGTTATTACCCAGCCTCAGGCACCGCAGGCAAAAACTGACCCGGCACCGGATGAAAATGCGATCCGCGCGCAGGTGTTGGCTGAGCAGAAAGCCCGTGTTAACGCTATCGGCGATCTCTTTGCCATGTTCGGCAATAAGCACATGGAACTGCAGAATCAGTGTGTGGCCGACCCTGATTGTTCCGTCGATAAGGCGAAAGATTTGCTGCTGGCAGAACTCGGTAAAACGGCCACGCCGTCCAATAAAACCACCCAGCCGCATATTCATGCGGGCAACGGTAACTTCGTCGCGGATGGTATTCGCCAGGCATTGATGGCGCGTGCCGGGTTCGAAGGTCAGGAGCGGGATAACGTTTTTAACGGTATGACGCTGCGCGAGTATGCGCGTATGGCCCTGACTGAAAAAGGTATCGGCGTGGCCAGCTACAACCCGATGCAGATGGTTGGCCTGGCGCTGACCCACAGCACCTCTGACTTTGGCAACATTCTGCTTGATGTTGCGAACAAAGCGCTGATTCAGGGCTGGGACGAGGCGCAGGAAACCTTCGAGCAGTGGACCAAAAAAGGCCAGCTGTCGGACTTCAAAACGGCGCATCGTGTCGGTATGGGTGGTTTCCCTTCTCTGCGAAAAGTTCGCGAAGGGGCTGAGTACAAGTACATCACTACCAGTGACAAAGGCGAAACCATCGCGCTTGCCACGTATGGTGAAATCTTCTCAGTAACCCGCCAGGCGATCATCAACGACGATCTGAACCAGCTTACCGACGTACCGATGAAGATGGGGCGCGCTGCGAAAGCAACGATTGGCGATCTGGTTTACGCCATTCTGACTAAAAACCCGAAACTCTCAGACGGAAAGGCGCTGTTCCATGCCGATCACAAGAACCTGAGCGCGGGCGCAATTTCTGTGGCCAGCCTGGACGAATCGCGCAAGCTGATGCGTCTGCAGAAGGAGGGGGAGCGAACCCTGAATATCCGTCCGGCCTACATGCTGGTGCCCGTCGCCCTGGAAACTCTGGCAAATCAGACCATCAAGTCGGCCAGTGTTAAAGGTGCAGACATCAATGCCGGGATCGTTAACCCTATCCAGAACTTTGCAGAGGTCATTGCCGAACCACGCCTGGATGAAGCTGATGCGAAAGCCTGGTATCTGGCTGCCGCGAAGGGCACCGACACTATTGAAGTCGCTTATCTCAACGGCGTCGACACGCCGTACATCGATCAGCAGGAAGGCTTCACCACTGATGGTATCGCCACGAAAGTGCGCATTGATGCCGGTGTTGCACCGCTGGACTATCGCGGCATGACCAAATCCACTGGTCAGTAAAAAACAGTCCTGACAAACAGACGCCCGTAAGGGCTTTTTTTATACCTGAAACCAGCCCCGCAAGGGGCTGAATGGAGAAATTATGGCTAAGAACTATGCGCAGGACGGGAAGACGATCCCTCTGGTAAACGGTGGTGCAACCGATGTTCACAGCGGCGACCCGGTTGTTGTTGGAAAACTTATCGCGGTGGCAATTACCGATATCCCGGCTGGCGATACCGGGGACGGTTTTACTGAGGGGGTTTTCCTCCTGCCAAAAGTTTCCGCAGATGCGGTTACTGCCGGGGCGCAGGTGTATCTGAAGGACGGCAAAATCACGATCGAAGAAACGGACGCCGTTGCCGCGGGCATCGCCTGGGAAGATGCAGGGGCAAACACCACCGTTGTTGAAGTTAAGATCAATGCCTAACCCCTTTGACCGGATGGCGGCGCGCATGGACGCGGCCACCATAAAAAAGATGGGAAAGACAGCGATCATCAATGGCAGCAGCTATGACGTTGTTCCCGCCGAGCAGCTCGAGGAAATGGGGCCATTGTCGGGAACGGGTACTTCGCTGGTGGTTTTCTCTGAGCTTTACCAGCCACGCCGAAACGACAGTGTCGATTACGACGGTAAGAACCTGACCGTTACCCGCTATGACATGTTCAACGGAAAACCCCGCATCCATCTAGAATGAGGAGGCGCTATGTCTGTGAAAGGACTGGAAAGGGCTATTCAGAACCTGAACAGCCTCAGCCGGTTAATCGTTCCTGAGGCAACCGCAAAAGCACTTAACCGGGTGGCCAGCAGAACGATAAGCCAGGGGAGCAAAGCTGTAGCGAAAGAAGCAACAGTTGATGATAACCGGAAAAAGGGGCTTCCGGTTCGTCTGGTCCGCCAGCGTTCCCGTCTGCGCAAGGCCCGTCACGATCGCCCGGTCGCGTCGATAAAAATCAACCGCGGTAATCTTCCTGCGATAAAGCTAGGCACGGCGCGCGTCCGGCTCTCGCGTAAAAAAGGGGCCAGAAACGGAGCGGGCAGCGTCCTAAAAATCGGGCCCTATACCTTTCGTAACGCTTTTATCCAACAGCTTTCGAACGGGCGCTGGCAGGTCATGCGGCGCGTAGGTCAGGCCCGTTATCCGATTGATGTGGTCAAAGTTCCTCTTGAGACACCGCTCACCGTGGCCTTCACCGCTATTTCAAAGCGCCTTATTGAAAGCGATATGCCTAAAGAACTTTCCGCAGCCCTGAAAAACCAACTGAGGATCCACCTGAAGCGATGAACAGACACAGCGCAATTCGTGCAGCCATTCTGGCAAAACTGAAAGCCGAGATCACCGACACGGTCACCTGGTTTGACGGTCGCCCTGTTTTTCTTGAAGAGCAGGATCTCCCTGCAGTGGCTGTATACCTTTCTGACGCGGAGTACACCGGCGATTCGCTTGACGAAGATTCGTGGCAGGCGGTTGTTCACATCGAGGTATTTCTTAAAGCCTCCAGCCCCGACAGCGCGCTTGATTCCTGGATGGAAGAGAAAGTGTATCCGGCAATGGCCTTCATCCCGGGTCTGACCGAACTGGTCGAGACGTTCACCCCGCAGGGTTATGACTATCAGCGGGATGATGAAATGGCCACCTGGGGTTCAGTCGATTTCACGTACTTAATCACCTATTCAATTTAAGAGGTACTTATGCCTACTCCAAACCCGCTGGCCCCCGTGAAAGGTGCCGGTACCACCCTCTGGCTTTACACCGGAACGGGCAACGCTTTCGCTAACCCGCTCTCGGATATCGACTGGAACCGCCTGGCGAAAATTAAAGAGCTGACGCCGGGCGAAATGACCGCCGAATCGTATGACGACACTTACCTCGACGACGAGGATGCCGACTGGAACGCGACGGCCCAGGGGGCAAAATCTGCTGGTGATACCTCGTTCACCCTCGCCTGGAAGCCGGGCGAAGAAGGGCAAAAAGACCTTGTCGCATGGTTTATTGATGGCTCAGTACGCTATTACAAAATCAAATACCCGAACGGTACCGTCGACGTTTTCCGCGGCTGGTGCAGCAGCCTGGGTAAAGCCATTCCGGCAAAAGAGGTCATTACCCGTACAGCGAAAATCACCAATACCGGGAAGCCGGAACTGGCAGAAGAAAGCGGGACCCCGAATATCCCCGTGACCGGCGTTACGCTCGATAAAGCCACGGCAAGTGTGGCCGTCGGCGCAACCACAACGCTCAGTGTGACGGTTAACCCTGCCAGTGCCTCAGATACCTCGTTCCGCGTGGCAACCTCCGACGGGGCAAAAGCAACGGTCACCGTTAGCGGCAACGCGATCACCGTCACCGGCGTGGCGGCAGGCTCCGCTGACGTTATTGTTATGACCAGCGACGGTAATTTCGTTGCGGTCTGCAAAGTCACCGTAACTGCAGCGTAAGGAAGGACGCATGTTTCTGAAAAAAGAGAAGTTCACCTGGCAAACAGAATCCCTGACCATCTTCGAGCTGTCGGCGCTGCAGCGTATTGAGTACATCACGTTTATGGCCGCAGAGGAAAAGGCCGTCAGCGCTGACAGCGATGGCATCAGCGATCAGGAAATGACGGCCAGGCTGATAGGCTCAAATATTCGCTGCGGTGCGCGTTTGATCGCGATGTCTTTGTGGCATAACGATCCGGCTGGCACGGATGTGGAAACGCTTTATCAGCAGGTGCTTAGCGGCTGGCCGCCGGAGGCGATCGGTAAAGCAGAAATGGAAATAAAGCTGCTCTCCGGCATGCTCGTTCCGGTTGAGGATGACAACGTTGCCGATCCGGATTCCTCAGCGGAGGCCGAAAGCGCTGAACCCGTTACGGCGGAAAAGCCCTTGCCAGCGAGCTGACGTTTGTCCTGAATCTGGCGCGCGAGTTCGGGCGACCCGACTGGCGCGCCATGCTGGCTGGAATGACTTCCAGTGAGCTGGGCGACTGGCACCAGTTCTACCGGGAGCATTATTTTCAGGACGCGCAGCTCGATGCGCATTTCTCAGAGCTGCTTTATTCCATCTCCACTCTTTTCTTCCGCGACCCGGAACTTACCCCCGCACATTTCAGCCTGCTTTCTCCTTCCGGTATCGTCATCAGCGATGACGAGCCGGATGATGATGCGCTGATGGCCGCAGCTGAGGGGATAACAGGAGGTATCCGATATGGCCCAGCAGATTAGCGATCTGGTCATCAACCTTGACGTCGACAGCGCCACGTTTAGTGAGCAGGTTGCCCGCATAAAGGGCCAGCTAACCGGGATGGCTGAGGACTCTGAAAAAGTCCAGACGCGAATGCAGCGCGCTTCCGAGCGGCAGGCGGCTGCGTTTAAAACCGTTGGCGACGCTGGCGCGGCGGCTGCCGCAGATATGAAATCCCGCCAGTCGGCCGCAACGGAAGGGCTGACCAAAGACTGGCAGAACGTTTCAAAGTCCGTTGATGAGACTCACCGCCGCGTGACCGAGCTTAATCAGCGCATGCGTGAGAATGACGGGCAGGCCGCAGCGCTTGCCCGTCGACAGGATGAACTGGCGGCATCATTTTTCCGCCAGATTGACGGCGTTCGCCAGCTCAATGGTGAGACACAGTCGCTTGCGAACGTGCAGGCGCGCTTTCGCGCAGCGAGGGCACAGGGCAACATAACCCAGCAGGATTATCTCGCCCTTATTTCCCGCACCACTGCCCGTCAAAAAGAACTGCAGATCGTGGAGGAAAAATCGGCCGCCGCGCGCACGCGATTCCTCAGCCAACTGAAGCAACAGGTTGCAGAGCAAAAGCTCTCCGGTACCGAGCTGCTGCGCATGAAGGCGGCGCAGGTCGGTGCCAGCGATGCTGCTGAGGTCTATATCCGCAAGCTTGAAGCTGCCAAAGTGGCCACGCACGGTCTGGGGCTGCAAAGTGCTGCTGCCCGGCAGGAGCTGGGGGTACTTATCGGCGAGGTCATGCGCGGTAACTTCGGTGCGCTGCGCGGCTCCGGGATCACGCTGGCGAACCGGGCAGGATGGATAGACCAGCTGCTGTCGCTGCGCGGCCTGGGGATCGCCGGCCTGGTTGGTGGGATTGCCGCGGCGGTATTCGGGCTGGGTAAGGCCTGGTATGACGGCAGCAAAGAGTCTGAGGAATTTAACAGGCAGCTGATCCTGACCGGGAACTACGCGGGGAAAACGTCAGGGCAGCTTCAGGCGCTGGCGCGCTCGCTGGCCGGTAATGGCATCACGCAGCATGCCGCTGCAGGCGTGCTGGCGCAGGTCGTTGGAAGCGGCACGTTCAGCGGGAATGACGTCAGCATGGTCAGCAATGTTGCCGCCAGGCTGCAGCAGGCTACCGGGCAGGCCGTTGACGAAACCATAAATCAGTTTAAACGCCTGAAGGATGATCCGGTTAACGCGGTCGCTACGCTCAACGATTCCCTTCACTTTCTGACTGCCACCCAGTATGAACAGATAGCTTCTGCTCAGGCGTTGGGGGATTCGCAGAAAGCTGCCGAGCTGGCCATGCGGGCATATTCCGACGCGGTCATTCAGCGCGCCGGGGCGGTCGAGGATAATCTTGGCTCCCTCGAAAAAGCCTGGAACTGGGTGAAGAATGCCGCCTCCGGCGCATGGGATGCGATGCTTGGCATAGGGCGTAATCCTGACTCCCCGATGAAGCGCCAGGACTCTTTTGCTGAATGGCAGGCAGCAGAGAAAGAGTACCGCGCGCTGTCCAGCAATCTTAAGGTCGACCCGGATTATGCCGGTAACAACGTTCTGCAGAAAGCAGATGCGGAAAGGCTGAGAAACGCGCGCCAGCAGGTGGAGCTGAAAAAGCAGGCTTACGATCTTGCCGATCAGCAATACGCCCAAGAAGGGCTGGCAGCCGCGCGGGAAAAAATGCGAACGGACCAGCAGGCTCAGGCAATCCGCAGCCAGCAGCAGTTTAACCAGCTGGTGGAGTCCGGCGCGACGGCGGCAGAAAAGCGGGCTTCAGCTGAGAAAAAGCTCAGTCAGCTTATTGAGAAAAACCGCCAGGATGCGAAAGACGGTGTCGCCACGCTGTGGACTGAAAAGGACATTGCCGCGGCCCGCGCCGGGATTGAAAAGCAGTGGAAGGATCCAAAAACGCCGAAAGGCAAAAGCTACTCAACGCCCGCCGGGGACAAAGCCGAGGAAAAGGCGCAGGCCGAACTTCTCACCCTTCAGGCCCAGCTTAAAACGCTTGAGCAGCATACCAGCGTGAACGACGTCATAAGTAAACAGCGTCAGGATCTCTGGCAGACTGAAAATCAGTTCACCGTTCTGCAGGAGGCCGCGGGGCGTCGTCAGCTTACGGCGCAGGAAAAATCCCTGCTGGCGCACAAGGAAGAAACGCTCGAGTACAAGCGGCAGCTGGCCGACCTGGGTGATAAGGTTGCCAGCCAGCAAAAGCTCAACCAGTTGGCCGATCAAGCCGTGAAGTTTGAGCAGCAGCAAAAAGCCGCCAGGGCGGGCCTGCAGGCTCAGTCTGAGGGGGTATCCACCCGGGAAGCCGGGCGACAAACTACGCTGCAGCGTCTCAGCGAAAGCTATTCGTACAACCCTCAGGCGCAGCAAAAGGTTCTGGAAGAGCAAAGGGCGACGTTCGAGGCTGAAGATGCTCTGCGCGCAAACTGGCTGGCCGGGGCTAAACAGGGCTGGGCCGAATATCAGGATTCTGCGACAAACGTTTTCAGCTCTGTTCAGCAGATTTCGCAGGCAACGTTCAGCGGGCTGGCGGGTCAGCTTACCAGCCTGACGACAACCGGGAAGGCGAGCTTCAGGGACTTCACCAGCTCGATCCTTAAAATGATTGTCTCCGTTATCAACCAGCTGCTGGTGGCCTACACCATCCAGAGCGCAATGGGCTGGGTGAGTGGCGGTACCAATACAGTATCTGCAGGTCAGTCATTTTCGGTACCGTCTTTCCGCCCTGCGGGCTTTGACGCAGGCGGCTTTACCGGGCACGGCGGCAAGTACGAGCCAGCCGGTATCGTTCACCGCGGGGAGTTCGTCTTCACCAAAGAGTCAACCAGCCGCATCGGCGTGGCCAATCTTTATCGGCTGATGCGAGGGTATGCCTCCGGTGGTCTGGTCGGCGGGGGGAGCGCAGCAGCTTCTGGTATCGGTGGGATTAACGTTTACGCACCCGTTTCAGTGACTACAGCGCAGTCTAACGATACGAAGCAGCAACAGAGTGGCGATGGTGCACTTGCTCAGGCTTATCAGAAAGTGGTTGATCGTTCGGTCCGCGAGGGCATCGCGCGCGAAACAAGGCCTGGGGGAATCATCTGGAATGCCACTAAACAGAGGTAAATGATGGCCATAGAGCATTTTGCATGGAAGATTCAGGCAGCAAGCCAGCCCACTCTGAGCAGCAAAGATACAGTCAGAACGGCGCAGTTCGGTGATGGGTACAAGCAGGTAAGTGGTTCTGGCCTGAACGATGAGGTTCTAAATTATGCCTTTTCTTTTACTGGCGATCCGGTAATAGCCAGAGAGATTCATTCATTTCTGCGGAGGCATAAAACCAAGTCTTTCACATTCACTCCACCTGGTGGTGATTTAGCCCTCTGGCGTGTTGAGGCTGACAGCCTTCAGCGAGTCACCCTGAATAAAAAAGTGGAAACCGTAACCGCAACGTTTGAACAGGCATTTACACCATGAGCCTTAATGCTGATTATCAAAAACTCGAGCCGGGCAATGAAGTCCGGCTTTTTTCTGTCGATGGTACGGCCTTCGGAATGTCAGATGTGCTTTTCTTCCATGCGCATAATATCGCGCATACACCAGAAGAGATTGATGCTGCTGGTGGGGATGAAAGTAAACTGCCTGCGAAATCCATCTGGTGGCAGGGGCAGGAATATAAAGCGTGGCCCTGTCAGATTGAGGGGATTGAGGTTTCCACCAGTGGGAGCAGCGCGCAGCCTAAATTATCGGTTGCTAACCTCGACAGCTCTATCACTGCGCTCTGTCTAGCCTATGATGATCTGCTGCAGGCGAAGGTCACGATCCATGATACGTTGGCCAGCTACCTTGATGCCCGAAATTTTCCAGGCGGGAACCCCACGGCAGACCCTACGCAGGAAAAGGTGAAAGTATTTTACATCGATGCCAAAAGCGCAGAGACAAACGAGGCCGTGGAATTCACACTTTCAAGTCCGATGGACCTGCAGGGACTGATGATTCCGACGCGTCAGCTGCATTCGCTCTGTACCTGGTGCATCCGGAACAAGTATCGCACCGGCGACGGCTGCGACTATGCCGGGACCAACTATTTCGACAAAAACAATAACCCGGTCAGCGATCCGTCCCAGGATGAATGCAGCGGCACTCTGACGGCCTGCAAACTTCGGTTCGGCGAAAATAACGAACTCTCGTTTGGTGGCTTCCCGGGGACGTCTTTGATCAGGAGCTGATATGCGTCAGAAAACCATTGATGCCATTATGGCGCATGCTGCAGCTGAATATCCTCGTGAGTGCTGTGGCGTCGTGGCGCAGAAAAGCCGCGTTGAACGTTATTTTCCGTGCCGTAATCTTGCAGCGGCGCCAGAGGACAATTTTGTCCTTTGTCCGGAAGATTACGCAGCAGCTGAAGACTGGGGAACTGTGATCGCCATCGCTCACAGTCACCCTGATGCCACGACGCAACCAAGCGAACTGGATAAAGCGCAATGCGATGCATCACTTTTACCCTGGCACATCGTGAGCTGGCCGGAGGGGGATTTACGTACCATCCAGCCGCGCGGAGAACTGCCGCTGCTGGAGCGTCCGTTTGTGCTTGGACACTATGACTGCTGGGGGCTGGTCATGAGTTATTTCCGGCAAACCCACGGTATCGAGCTACACGACTATCGGGTGGACTATCCCTGGTGGGAAAAGGGCTATCCGTACAACTTCTATCAGGATTGTTGGTACGAGTGCGGTTTCAGAGAGTTCGACGGACCACCGAGGCCAGGCGATATGGTGATCATGCAGGTCCAGGCCGATAAGTGGAATCACGCGGGAATTTTGCTGGAGGGCAATATGCTGTTGCATCACCTGTACGGACACATAAGCCAGCGTGTGCCGTACGGCGGCTACTGGCAGGAACGAACAGTTAAGTTATTGCGCTATAAGGATTTATTTGTCTATTAAATTATGTCATCAAAAATAATTCTTATATTGCAGCCAGATTGAATGGTGTTAAGATATTTCCGATTGTAATTAAGGGAAATAAATGATGAAGAAAATAGTCCTGATAGTTTTAACTACCATGATTTTATCTGGTTGTGCGGTTCGAAAGGAAATGGTCCCTATGGGGGGAAGCAAGGCCGATGGTACTGTGAGAATGGGTTATACAGTCGGTCAATTTGAAAAGCCTGTTGTTGACCTTAATCAAGCCGCATCTTTAGCCGCCCAAAAATGTAAAACCTGGGGATATGAAGGTGCAGAACCTTTTGGCGGACAAACTAGCCAGTGTGGACAGATGGATGGTTTTGGGAGTTGTATTATGTCCAACGTATCTGTCGAATATCAGTGTACCGGCGGTAAAGCTGCACAAAATTGATATTTAAACCGCTTCGGCGGTTTTTTTATGTGTGGAAATTGTATGAAAGAGGTTATGAGTCGAATTGAACTTGGCGGAGTTCTTGGTAAAACGTTTGGAAAAGTTCACCATCGCCTGATTTCACGTGTGAGCGAGGCCGGTGTCGCACTCGCGAAGACCATTCCTGGATTTGAGAAGTTTATGATTTCCAGCCAGCGTCGCGGGCTCACATACTCTGTGTTTAAGGGTAAAAGAAACATTGGTGAGGATGATCTTGGCTTTCCGGTTACCGGTGACGTTATCCGTATTGTTCCAGTTATTATAGGCAGTAAAAAAGCAGGGATATTACAAACAATCCTTGGTGCAGTGCTGGTTGTTGTCGGGGTGGCTGTTGGCTATTTTTCAGCAGGTACGTTATCTGCAGCCGGGTATGGTGTCGCACAATTTGGTGCGGCGATGATGGTCGGCGGGGTTGTGCAAATGCTTTCTCCTCAGCCAACGGGATTGGCCAGCAAACAAAGCTCGGATAATCGCGCCTCATACGCATTCGGTGGAGTGACAAACACTGCAGCTCAGGGCTACCCGGTACCGCTACTTTATGGTCGCCGGCGAATCGGCGGAGCGATTATTTCAGCCGGAATTTATGTCGAAGATCAGCAGTAGATAACAAACCTTTTTTCAGGCCACCTTCGGGTGGCTTTTTTATGGGCGCAATATGGCTACAGAAAAAGTGTTAAAGGGCCGCAAGGGCGGCAGCTCCAGTTCCCGAACTCCTACCGAACAGCCAGATGATCTGCAGTCAGTAGCCAAGGCGAAAATCCTTCTCGCGCTGGGAGAGGGGGAGTTTGCTGGTGGCCTCACTGCGCGTGATATTTATCTCGATGGCACCGCACTTGAGAACGCAGATGGTTCACAGAACTTCAGCGGTGTGGCGTGGGAGTTTCGCGCGGGAACTCAGGCACAAAATTACATTCAGGGCATTCCCGGTACCGAAAACGAAATCAGCGTGGGTACTGAAGTTTCCAGTGTTACCGCATGGACACGCACTTTCACTAACACCCAGCTATCGGCAGTACGCCTGCGTCTGAAATGGCCGTCTCTGTTTAAACAGGAAGATGACGGGGATTTGGTCGGCTATTCGATCAACTATGCGATTGACCTGCAGACTGACGGCGGAACATGGCAGACGGTACTCAATACCAGCGTGACCGGGAAAACAACCTCTGGTTACGAGCGTAGCCACCGAATTGATTTACCTCAGGCTGGCAGTACCTGGACCATCAGACTGCGTAAAATTACAGCCGATGCTAACAGCGCGAAGACTGGCGACACGATGACACTGCAGAGCTTCACTGAGGTGATCGACGCCAAGTTGCGCTATCCGAACACCGCGCTGCTGTACATTGAATTCGACTCCAGCCAGTTTAACGGCTCAATCCCGCAGATCTCCTGTGAGCCCCGCGGACGTGTTATCCGCGTTCCTGATACTTATGACCCTGAAACCCGAACCTATAGCGGTACATGGACCGGGGCGTTTAAATGGGCATGGACGGATAACCCGGCGTGGATTTTTTACGATCTGGTGGTTACCGATCGTTTCGGTCTTGGTAACCGGCTTACTGCGGCTAACATCGATAAATGGACGTTGTACCAGGTGGCTCAGTATTGCGATCAGCAGGTACCGGACGGCAAAGGCGGAAGCGGTACCGAACCACGGTATACCTGCAACGTCTATATCCAGGACCGTAACGACGCTTACACTGTGTTGCGTGATTTTGCCGCTATCTTCCGCGGCATGACTTACTGGGGCGGGGATCAGATCGTTGCCCTGGCTGACATGCCACGTGATGTTGATTACAGCTATACGCGCGCGAACGTTATTGACGGTCGCTTCACCTATTCGAGCAGCACCGCGAAAACCCGATACACCACAGCGCTGGTATCCTGGTCCGATCCGGATAACGCCTACGCTGACGCGATGGAGCCCGTATTTGAGCAGGCGCTGGTGGCACGTTACGGCTTTAATCAACTGGAGATGACGGCTATCGGATGCACCCGGCAATCAGAAGCAAACCGAAAAGGCCGCTGGGGCATCCTCACCAACAATAAAGACCGTGTTGTTTCGTTCGATGTCGGCCTGGATGGAAACATACCACAGCCGGGCTACATCATCGCCGTTGCAGACGAACTGCTTTCCGGAAAGGTTATGGGCGGCCGCATCAGCGCCGTTAACGGTCGCGTTATCAAACTTGACCGTGTGGCAGATGCGGCAGCAGGTGATCGCCTAATTCTCAACCTACCTTCCGGAGCGTCGCAGAGCAGGACCATTCAGGCCGTGAACGGTGAATCAGTCACAGTCACCACGGCATACAGTGAGACGCCACAGGCCGAAGCTGTTTGGGTGGTGGAATCTGACGAGCTTTACGCTCAGCAGTACCGCGTTGTCAGCGTAAGCGATAACGATAATGGCACCTTCTCGATCACCGCTGCATGGCATGATCCGGATAAATATGCCCGTATCGATACTGGCGCAATTATCGACCAGCGGCCAATAAGTGTAATACCTCCTGGTAATCAGTCACCGCCAGCTAACATCGTGATCAGCTCGTTTTCTGTGGTTCAGCAGAATATCAGCGTCGAAACGATGCGCGTCAGCTGGGACCAGGCGCAGAACGCTATCGCCTATGAGGGGCAGTGGCGCCGCAATGACGGAAACTGGGTGAACATACCGCGCAGCTCCACCACGTCATTTGACGTCCCGGGGATTTATTCCGGGCGCTACCTGGTGCGCGTGCGCGCAATTAATGCCGCTGAAATTTCCTCAGGATGGGGATATTCAGAAGAGAAGACCCTGACCGGCAAAGTAGGTAATCCGCCTAAGCCAGTAGGATTCACGGCCACGGGCATTAACTGGGGGATCCGTCTGAACTGGGGTTTTCCGGCAAACACCGGCGATACGCTAAAAACGGAAATTCAGTACACTGCCAACAGTGACTTTTCAGATCCACTCTTGCTCTCAGATGTGCCTTATCCATCTGCGGAATACACCCAGCTCGGCCTTAAAGCAGGTCAGGAGTTCTGGTACCGCGCGCAACTGGTAGACAGAACGGGTAACGAGTCCGGTTATACCGACTGGATCAGGGGGATGTCTAACGATAACGCCGATGATTATCTGGGTGATATTGCAGACGATTTCCTTACCTCTGCTGATGGGGAGCGCCTCACTGGTGACATCGATACCAACATTGAAGGAATTCTTCAGAACGCCCTGGCTAACCACGGAACAGTCGAGCATCAGTGGGCACAATACGGGGAAGTGCGTGCCGATATCCTTGTTGTTAAAACGACGATTGCTGAGGTGGATAAGGCAATGGCCGAACTATCAACGCAGGTACAGGCGCAGATAGAGGACGTAACTGCAGCGCTGGAGGATAAGCTTACCGCCGTCGTCGATGCCTCCGGCGCTTCGGCGATCTATACCCTCAAAGCAGGCGTCAGGATAAACGGCATCATGTATAACGCCGGGATGTCGATTGCCGTTCTGGCGCAGGCAGGGCAGCCGATCGTTACCCGCGTTGGTTTCAACGCTAACCAGTTCGTGCTGATGAGTGGCAGTGGTGATACCCAGTATTCACCGTTCGCGGTGATAAATGGCCAGGTATTTATCAGCTCAGCGTTTATTCAGGATGGCACGATCACCAATGCCAAAATCGGCAATTTCATCCAGTCAAATAATTATGTTGCAGGGTCGCAGGGATGGCGAATTGATAAAAACGGGACGTTCGAAATTAACGGCGTAGCTGGAGGGGGGAGAATGCTGATAACCAGCACTCTTATTCAGATTTACGACAGCAACAACGTGCTGCGCGTCAGAATGGGGTTATGGTAATGCCGCAGGGTTTACAATGCTGGGATAGTGCAGGGCGTATTGCTGTAGATCTAACTGATTATGCAATCAGATATATAGGGAGCACATCTGTAACTTTTGCTGCTGGAGAAACGGTAAAAGATGTTTATTTTTCGGGTATAACTCAGGATGGCTCATTTATAACGATTGTAACATCGGGGGTAACTGCGAATGAATATTACTGCCGCGCTTTTAATGGCGGCTTTACTGCATTCTATTTACCGATCACTGGCAGTCCTGCATTCACTTTCACAGTTGAGGTTTATAACTTTCAATGAGCGGTTTCGAAGTTTACAACAGTGACGGAAAGTTGCTTGTTGACTCTCAAAACAGGTCCACCCTTTTTTATGATCAACGCTCGCTGGGTGCTGTTATCGATAAAGGGTTTTACCGCGTGGATAGCCCGTTCGGTGACGGAAGTACGCTGGGTTTCACCCAGCAACAATTCTGGAATGACGGAACCTTGCGGTGGCTTAAACTGGACGTAAACAAGTACGGTTTACCCGGAGCTGAGCTTCTTGAAGACAATGCAGGCAGCATGATCCGCACGACGAGAAACATCGGAATGCAGAGCGGTTACCTGGATGTTTTCGATAGTGCCGGAAACCTTATCTGGAGTGCTACATCAGCATCGAAAATGCCAAGGGTTGTTGGCTTCTTTGACGTGCCGGCGAACTATGACCTGCAGAACAATACCTTTGTGTTAAACCTCAGCTTTACCCCGTGGATTCTGGTGAATAACTGCCCCGGAAACCTCAGTGATGATGGAGGGGTAACGGGTTACTCAGGCATTGCTCTGAAGTGGACTGGCTCGCAGCTGCAGGGCCGATACATCTCAAAAAATCAGCGTAGCTGGAGCCAGACACTCCAGGGGCGTGGGTTACGAATCCCCATCGCTCAGTTTGTCGGCATTTGATGCAGGTGGAACGCGGGGATAATGCGTAGCGATCATGTTTTGCCTAACCCCCTTTGCTGGCTCGAACCTGTACACAACATCAAAATTATCTTCTTTCTTATAGCAAATATTACTCAGTCGCTTATTAACATGACGGCTAAAAATACCATTGCTGCTATCTGAAATAACGTTAACTTTCCTTTTTACACAGTCGATGTTGACGTGAATATCACCACCAAGTGATAAGCGCGCTGCATCTACTGGGTAATCCATTTTGAAACTATATTCTTTTTCATGGTCGGAGCAGCCAAACATAAAAAATGTAATGGCTGTGAGTAAAAAACGAGTTTTCATGTAATTCCCTTTTGTTGTTATGGGTGAATTTTAATCTAATGATGTGTATTTTCTCAAACACAAAAGGGTTTTTATCCTCAAAAATTTCACCTCGCTCCGGCGGGGTTTTTTATTGCCCGAAAGGAGCGCATATGTCTGCAGGAACTATCACCCTGACAAACGGGTCCGCTATTGTTGGCGGTTCAGGAACCTCATTCGCAACCGAACTTGCCGCAGGTGACTTTATTGTCTCAACTGTGGGTGGTGTACCTTATACGCTGCCGGTGAAATCGGTCGAGAGCAATACCCAGCTGACGCTGGTCAGCAACTTTACCGGGCCAACGCAATCCGGTGCGGCCTGGTCAGCAGTTCCCCGCGTGGCGCTGAACATGGTAACTGCCGCGCTGGTGGCGCAAAGTGCTGAAGCGCTGCGTGGACTGAACTACGACAAACAGAACTGGCAGCAGGTTTACAGCGCCGCCGGAAACATCACAGTGAAGCTGCCAGACGGCACTACCTTCACCGGCCCGTCATGGAAATATCTGTCTGACAATATGGCGACTAAGAGCGGCGGGGCCGTACCTGTTAATCAGGGCGGTACCGGATCGACAACCGCATCAGGCGCTCGCACAAACCTCGGTTTAGGCACATTCGTTACCCAGGAAGATCAGAGCATCGTCTATGGCCCGTCGCAGGATCATGCGCTTGTCGTACGAAAAGACGAATGGGGCGTCGTTGTTTCGGATAATGGTAATCCGGTACCACTCGGAACCCGTTATGGTGGAACGGGTGCAACCACCGGAGATTACTGGGGAGCCTGTACTAACATTGGAGCCATAAGACAAAAGACAGCACGGTTTGCGCCTGGTGATACACCGACGAACATTTACTGGAAAAACAGTACCGGTTTCATTACTGGCCAGGTTGAAGGTGGAGCCGTAGGGGCATGGATTGATATTACCTCTGCCGATGAAGCCGCCCGAATGCAGCTAATAGGTTTTTATGGCGACAATAATGGTAAACGTGGGTTCGGTTATAAGGTTTATAACCCCAACTCTCAGTCCTGGTACAATCTCGCCGTAGTGCGTGATACAAGCAACACAACCGTAGATAGCAACGGGTTTATCAAAATCGCGTCACCAATCGTGAAGATTTACGGTGACGGACGATATGAAACTAACGATGAATCAGAAGGCGTTACGGTCACTCGTCTAGATGTAGGCCAATATCTCATTGATGGGTGTGAAGCGCTCAATTCAGACGCTGCCTGGGGCGGTATCGATGGAGGTTTTGAGATTCCCACCGACAGGAACAAGCAACCTCTTATATGGCTGGATTATAAGGTTAATTCTGACGGTTCCGTGCTGGTTAAAACCTACCACCGTTCCTACCCGTCGGCACCTGAATTTGCCAGAAATGAGCGGGCGGGGTTAGCTGATGGAGATCCGGTTGATATACCGTCTGACCAGTTTGTAAGCGTTCGAGTGGAAATGCCTGCTGATTCTTTGCAGGCCGATAGCTAAATAATTACTTGGCCAGTAAAAAATTATCTACCTGTGTTTTAAGGCTATCAATCTTGACCATGAGAGCAAGGATCGCTTCATGGTGAAGAGCTGCCGCCACGCCGAACGTATCAACAGATTTTACACCCTCGATTTCTGAGCCATCTCTTAAGGTTGTTTTTCCATATGATTTCACTGCGTCAGGGAAAACCTTCTCAACTTCCTGGGCTATGAACCCATACCCGTGCGCAGGGGTATCGAGGCGGTCCCATTCGACGCCTCGAAGTTGCTGCATTTTCATTAGCGGATCAGCGATTACCGTAACATTTTCTTTGATACGTTCATCAGATGCTGTTACCCAATTGCCTGTGGCAGCGCCATTGGAATGGAAAACCCAAGTGACCATCCCTTCCTGATTCGACCCTTTCAGGTTTAGTGTGACATTATCAAAATTAGCCCCGCCACCACGGGCTCCCCCGAAAGACCATTCTCCTGTATACCAGGTGCCTTTGATGAGGTTGACGTAATTACCTGTATTTGGGTTATAGCCACTGGCCACCACCAGGCTGATGCCGTTATTCATCAATCCACCGCCACCATTATCCCCGGAATTGATGGCAAATCCGGGGTTACCGTTAATCCCTGGCTGGACTGTAATTGGGCTCGTAATTTTCCCACCCACTTTCTGATCGACAGAATTAAGCCGTGAATCATCGCCGGCGGCGACCGTTCCCGCCGCTGCGCCAACGTCTCTCGTAGCGCTGTTTCCTAAACCGACGTTTTATAGATTGCACTCGAGCGGCCTGGCCGATAACGTCACCTGATTTTTTTGCAGAAATAACTGGGTGAAAAACATGCAAATTGGCTATGTAAGGGTGTCAACAAATGACCAAAATACAGCTCTTCAGCGACAAGCGCTTGAACGCGCAGGATGTGAGCAGATTTTCGAAGAAAAAATGAGCGGAACAGTGGCAAACCGGCCAGCACTCAAGAAACTTCTCAAGGCATTAAATGAGGGGGATACGCTGGTAGTCTGGAAGCTGGATCGCCTTGGGCGCAGCATGCGTAATCTTGTGCTGCTGGTTGACGAACTCCGCCAACGCGGTATCGACTTTAAGAGCCTCACTGACAGTATCGATACCTCCAGCCCGATGGGGCGCTTCATCTTTCATATCATGTCAGCCCTGGCGGAAATGGAAAGGGAGTTGATTGTGGAACGCACCCGGGCAGGTCTGGCTGCAGCTCGTGAGAAAGGGCGAATCGGCGGCAGGCGTCCGAAGCTTACCCAGGAACAATGGGACCAGGCGGGCCGACTGGTTGCGAACGGTCTGGACAGGAAGCAGGTAGCGATAATTTATGACGTAGCCGTCTGCACACTTTATAAAAAATTCCCTGCTTCAAAACAGGTTTAA